AGATGATCGCTGTTGCAAGGCCATGTTGATACCCATGTTAGGATCAAATAGCTGAGGACCCATAGGCCCTGCTGCGCCTTGCTGTGCCTGTCCTAGAACTTGACCGCCTAGACCAATAGCCGCCGAAGGACGACCAAGAAGTGTGCTACCTATGTCACCGGCTAGCTGACGGTTCATTGCAAAGGCTGGCTGTGCGAACTGCGCTGTGTAGTCCGAGCGACCAAGTGCCTCTGCCGCTAGAGAAGATGAGTCACCAATGCGACCCCTCGCTAGGCTTGCCTGTCTGGACCTTTGCTGTATATTGCGTTCCTCTTCTGGGGTCAGTTGACCCATAGCCCGACGGGACATACGCTCTGCTATTGCTGTGCTAGCAGGGTCAGCGGCACGGTAAGCCTCTACAACATCCGGCGCGAACTCCTGTAATGCTTCTACGTCGGACCGACGTTGTAATGCTAGTTCAGAACGCTGTAATTTACCCGCCTCTTCTGCTTGAAGTTTTAGTAAATCAAAGAGTCCTCTTTGTCCGGGCGAACTTTCAAGCTGCGCCATCTCAGCCTTAATAGAAGCAATCTGAGAGGCACGATTCCCACCAAGGGAACTAGCTATTTGTTGAACCTCACGGTTGTATTCGGCTAATTCTTTTTCGTAATTAGGATTTTTTACAGTCCGACTCTTTGACCTTGGCATTCTGCCCCCTCTGGCATATGTAGCAGCAGGAATGAATTTGGTTTCCGAAGGAGCAGGACCTGCCGCTGATCTAGCAATCTTCATTGCCTCTTCGCTGCTGATACCTCCCTTGCCTGCCTCTAGTCCAGCAAGCTTGGCCTCAAGTCTCTTGTATTGAGGATTATCTCTACCTCCAGGAATACCAGTAGCAAACGTATTAATATCTGCTAGCTCTAGTGCAGCGTACTGCGGACGGAACCTCTGCTCTGCGCCGATTAATAGATTCTGCAATCGAGGGTCAGTAACGCCTTGAAAACTGCCAAAATTTTGACCGAATAAGTATTCGCCCATTGATTGACCTGGGTCAATAGGTTCTGGTGGTGGTGGTGGTGGTGGTGAAGATGATCCTCCCATAATATTATATTGCTAGTATTTTATTTAATAATTTGTAATTACTTTCGACTCGTTTTGGTACGTGACTTCTATGACGCATCATAATAAGTTTCTTGTGCATAGCTTCGGGGCATAGCTCTAAAAATTTACGAGTCATTTTTTTTAATAGTTCGGTGCTGCTAGCGTGAAGAAAGCCAATAAATATACCGTTAGCATCCTTATTATCTGGCTCCCAGTTCTTAATAAAATCCCAGTCAGCGTTTTCATCACAATTGTACCACATACCTACACCTGTAATATTACCCTCTTTGTCCTGCTCTACAATAAATGTGTCCTTAGCCATATGGTATCCAACAAGTAATCGGATTAACTCCTCTGGCCATCCAGGTAATACCTTCCCATTCTCGTGTTCAACGCAGAAGTCCACGACCCTATCAATAAAGTCAATGGCTTCTTTCTGTGTAGCATTTTGCAATGCTATTTGAACTGATTGCAGGAGGGGGTTCATTAGTGACCGATGGCAAGCCAAGTATAAGCATCTGTAGTGTTAGGGTTGCAAGTTATTTGTGTTTTGCTGAAGGCAGTTACACCCATATTATTATTTGAATCAGCTCGTTTGCAGGTTCCTTGCACACTAATACAAGCATTTGGAAACTCTGTTTCAAATACTATACTACCGCCACTGATGCTGATATTTTGCTGTCCGAACTTCATAATTAATCCATTAGGAAAGGTTACACTTTCTCCTCCGGTATAAGTGGTTGGTGTAAAAGAACTTGTCTTGCTAGTTTCTACAAAAGCCTTAATACTTTGCTGTGTAGCCAGAGAAGTATCTGAGTCAGAGGACATAGTATCCTCGTCCAGTATAGCAACCTCCTGTGGCGAAGTTGCACTTCCAGAGGTATTGCCTAACGCCTTCATGTTTGCTACATTTTCTATCTTAGCTTTAGTAACATTGCTGTCAGCTATTTTAGCTGTAGCGACACCTCCATCCGCTATAGTTATAGCATCGCCTACTATCTGCATTACACTATTATCAATAGCACTGGTCGCAAATGTTGCTGCTGTAATTACTTGATTAAGTTTGTCTGCCGTTAGCTGTTCGCCGTTAGCAAATGTTTTTCCTGATGTTATAATTGCCATATTATTGATGTATTAAATTGATTGCAGGAGGGGGTTCATTAGCGAATTACTTGAATCAATACAACTGCTTTATTCATTTTGTTATTACTGTTTGCCGCATTAAAAAATTCAACCGAAAAAGAATTAGTAGTTTGACCGCTCTTGACGAAGCCTACCCCGTGCTGAACACTAGATTCTCTTGAGTAGGCTAGGGATATAGCATAATTAGCATCGGGCATAGCAGTTGTAAAAGTAAAGGTGTAGTCGCCAGTATCGTTTCTTGTAACACTTGCTATGTTACCGCTAGCATTTAAGGTATTAGATACTCCATTATAGTTAGCCCAAGCCCTGACACCATAATACGGGGCGGTTCCTGTAGATTGAGTAATCCCGTGGCTATCAACATAAGCCTTGACGTTACCCTGTGTCGCACCTTGAGTATCACTAGTTCCTAGTGCGTCATCGTTCTTTAATACACCCGAAGCACCCACGATAGGCACAGCAGTAGGAACAGCAGTCCCACCTGACACATTGCCAAGGACCGTCTGATCGGCTTGAGTCGCCATTTTTGCCAATGTAACTCCATTGTCCTTAATTCTTAGAGCATTAGAATTTACTTCTATTGTAGAATTGTCCACGGAGTCCGTTGATATTGCAGCGTCATTGACAGCCTGATTGAGCAAAGCTGCCGTTACCGTTTCGGTTGTTCCAAATGTTTTGCCTGTTACAAATCTTGCCATTATTCTGCTTTCTGTGTTGATCTAAAGGAGGTTGATCCTTGAGTTTGTAGTGACCTAATTCTTGGTCGTCCTTGTGTATTGTTAACTGTAAATTGTATTCCGTGACCTCTGCGGTTACCTATTCTACCACGTATGGACACATCCTCTGTCTTGAGCAAATCCTCGCCGCCATTGAAGCTAGTAAGAGTTCCTAGAGTAAAGTTCCCGTCAGGGTTCTCAGTCTCTGCCGATAGGTCAAAGTTACTAGTATTATCTGCACTGCTTTCTACGTGCATCTGGAACTCCTTCCAGTTCTTTCTGCTCATGTTACCGAAAGTGTACTGACGAGTAGTGATGCTTCCCTTTACGTCCTTGGTTTCATTAGAGCCTCCAATGCTTACGTTGATTAGATCATCGCCCTGCAACCGAGCGTCTATCCTATGAATGCCGCCTAGTCTGTTTATGGCGTAAACACCCCGCTGGCTTCCTTCACCAGCGACTATTAGGTTCTCGATGTCCCAGTCCGTGCTATCAACATTATCGATGCTCTCCCACTGCTTGTTCAAGAAGTTATAGATAAGTATAGCGTTATTGCGAAGCGCATCATCGAGAGGCACTGCAATGAAGTAACGATTATCGAAGTAAACAGCTACGGCCTGGCTGCTCTGATCCTTGTTGATCCTCTTGATTGTCTCGTTAATAGGTTCGCTCAGAGGTGTCTCCGTTCCACGGAGGTTGTACTCATCGAAGAACTGAGTGCTGTAAACACCATTATCGGACAGGAATATAACTTGACTGCCAACCTGTTGGATGCTCTGACGGGCTACGCAACCAACTTCATCGGTCAGTAGCTTAGTGCTAGCCGCTTGTAGGGACGTTGTGTTAGATATTAGGTGAATGCTGTTACGATTGAACACCATTAGGTTGTCCTCGGAGAAGGAGTGCAGCCCGACGGTAAAGTCAGCTTCACCTGCATTGAACCTGTACTGAGCGTAGATTTGATCATAGGTGTCGGAGTCAAGAATATCTGAAGCAATGACCTCATCGATGATTCCCCTTGATGTATATGAGTTCTCGCTCTCATTGACCGAAAACTGAAACGGCATGACCAACCTGCGCTGATGATACACAGCGAACTCAGGGGCTGGCATATGGCTAAATCCAAGGCCTACAGATACTCGTTTTATAAAAGTTGGATCCGATGCACGAACCTCGGCTGGCGTTTTGGCATCTTTAATTGATTCAGGAGATACAATAAAATTAATACCTGCTGCTGGAGCTACGGTTCCAGTCACGTCGGATGCAGTAAATGTTGTTGCAACCTCTACTTCAAATTCAGTACTGCTATTAACCTTTGAGACGGCATTATTGCCATTTAATCCAGCATCCAAATCTGCGAAAGTAATAGGTTGATTTAAAGAGAGACCGTGTGACGCTGCTGTAATTGTAATAGTAGTACCGCTTACTGCGACTCCAGTAACATTAACAGTGTTACCTGCGGAAAATACTTTTTGGACAGCAAATTCTGATGGTACTATTAATCCGCAGGAAGCCGTAGGGCCATCATCACTTATAATAATATCATTACCAACAGCAAATGACTGAGAAGTGTGCAAGGAACCAACCGAATTGGTAATAGAAAAATCTTTAACAGAAGAAGTAATAGAAGTGGGTTGTGTATAGGTTCCGCTTGCTACCTTTGAAAACGCAGAGGTAGCTGTACCAGTGCCTGATCCTGCGCCTTGAGCAGTAAAGGTAACACCTACCGTATTTGCTGAAGCACCGATTCCTGTAAAGGCTGGAGATGCACCCAGTGAGGTTATTGTATAGGTTTTACCTATCTCATAGTTACCTGGTGAAACGGAGCTAAACGAACCATCCCACTCCAGGGCCACTTGACCCTTTCGGAAGATAAACACCTTGTTAAATGCTTGGAGCATTGAGGACGCAGGCGGCACAGTTTCGCCCGATGAGTAAGCAATCTCTACAGTGCCTTCCGTAGCTAGGTTCTTAGCAACAACCTTTAGATTAGAGGCAATGAGGATGTACTGACTTGCGTTCTCATTGGGGTCACTGAAATCAGTACTTGCATAGACTTCAGTAACGGATCCTTCGTCAAGGACCAGATTGAACCCAATGACTGCTTGTGTAGTATTGGTATTTAGAGTAAATGGTAATTGCTGCGGCAGGACAATTGGAGTTGTGTAGGTTTCATCGCTACCTGATAGAGCGTATTTTAATGTCTTGGTATCTCCGTTATCAGTCACGGATACTAAAGTTTTCAATCCATTAGGATCAACTGTAAAAGATGAGCCACTGGGGCTTAGTCCTTCTACGGTCACAACATCGGTTGCTACAAATGTATGTCCCGCTTCTACCGCTGGGTCATTGATAATTATATTAGCCTGATTGTCAGCACCGACTAAGGTGGCTGACTCAATAGTCGTAGGAAGCATTGCCGTGACTCCGTCGCCAATTACTGGGTCACTTCCTAGTTGTGCTGTAGTAGGCAGTCGAAGTACATCTCCACCTACAGCAAACGGGGCTTCAATAACCTCGATACCCTTGCGGACCTGTGCTTCACCGTTGCGATCAAAGCGGACGTTCTGGGCATCAGCCAGCATCCCGCCCTGTAGCTGATCAGGTCTAAGCCTATTGTTGAACCCAACAAAGCCTACATCCCCGTCATTGAGGATGCGGTCATCTAAGCTAGCGTATGACCTGTACTCCTGCATTGATTAACATTTCCAACGCTTCAGGGCTAGTGCCTTACGTGTTGGTCTTCCTTTTTTGTCCTTCATTGGACCCTTGACGCCAGACATTCTGGCACAAAATGATTTCTTTCGGGCTAGCTTCTTGCCCTTAGGATTGGACTCCGTAACAGGGGGCTTGAGGTTAGCCCCCGTCTTGCGCTTGAAGTAAGCACGACCAGCAGCAGTCAGTCCTCCCTTTTTACTTTTGTGTTCCTTCCTCATTAGCTTCGTACCTTTGCTCTGGGTGTATTGGCTACGACCGTCTTTCCTCTTGCTCCTGCTTTCTTTTTCTTTCTAGCTGTGCTTGCTCTCTCCGCTTTCGTGAGGCTGAGAGCCTTTCTCTTAGGCAGGCAACGGTCAGGGTTCTTCTTATCTTTCGACGTTCCGCAAGGGCCTTTGATCGATCCATCAGTTCCTATCCTTACCCAGTTCTGTTCTCGCCATTGTTTGAGTTGAGCCATTATCTTCCTTTACGTTTACCACCTTTGGACTTCTTTGCATAGTTAGGATTCTTGCAGTACTTGGATGCAGCCATGTTGGCATAAGCGGACGGATACGTGTCAAACGTCCGTCTCGCCCAAGCCTTACCTTCAGGGCATATCTTACCTCCGCTTTTTGCTTTTTTTGGCATTCTTTACAATTGATTTAAGAACCTTGGCTTGCCCGGCATGAGCCTTGGATGCTTGCTCAAGCTTTCTTGCGACGGTTAGTATTTTTCTGTGCATTTGATTTCTTTAATACTTTGAAGTCAGCCCCGGTAATTTTATTACGAGGTGCAGCCACCCTGGCTATCTTCTTTTGTTTTGGACTGTATTTGCTAAATGGCATTACTTCTTCTTCTTTTTCATGGCCATCTTCTTCATCCCTTTAGCCTTAGCAGCTTTTGATGGACGACCTACTTTGCTTCCGTATGTTCCTTTTCCCATTGGCATAATATTATTTCTCCTTTGTTTTAGATGTAGAATTTTACCCAAGCAATAATCTTGGATATAGCGGATTTTATCTTGTTGATAAATTTGTCTTTAGTTTTGCAGATGCAGCACTTCATAATTATTTTTTTCTTGTATTGTGAAAATCAAATAGGACTTTTACCTTTTCTGTAAGGGCTTCTATATTGTAGTGCATCCGGGCTAGCACGATAATGAGCGTAATGATGCCAATAGCGATAGGCCAGAGAGATGATATGATTTGTAAGATTTCATTCATTTAATGGTAGAGGAGCCGAAGTAGAATCCAACAATGGCTAGAACTGTTTGACGAACCTCTGGTAGTATAAGGTAACCATTTAGGGTCTGATACTTGATTCCCTTGAATAATCCAAAGAAGTGAGATGTCTCCTGCCCTACAGTAACTCCCTCAGGGCTGTGAGCCAACAAAAAGGGGGCTACAACGACCGCAAACAGGACAGTGCATACGATGACCCTCCTGACCCATTCACCGCCCCTTGAAGCGGCTTTCTGGTGGCTTTCATCAGCGGCTGCTTGCTTCTTGATCATAGCCTCCACAGTGCCTTGCTGATTAGCGACAAGCTGTCCAATCAGTTTGAAGATGAAGCCAGAGGCTCCTCCTCCGATCATTGCTATGAGTTCAGGGGTCATTTCTTTCTAAGTTCCTTGATTACCTTGATTGCGGATACGGACATATAGATGAAGGTTGCTAGACCAACGGCAAAGCCAAGTACTTCGTTCACAGGCGATAGTCCAATGGTGGCAAAGAATCCACCTGTTCCAATTGTTGATCTGTAGATAATATCTTGCATAGCATTTAGTCTTCGTCAGGCAGGGGTGTGTAGTGATCAACGGTTGATGCCTTTTCGGAATCATCGAGGTCGTAGTCCGTTACGTCCAATGCCCAGGTATGGTCAATGGTTTCGGCGGGGTAAGTAAGCCAGCGTGTGCCTATGCCGTTGTCTTCGATCCAGTAATCAAAGCCAATCTCCTTGCCTTCTTCGTCCGCTCGTTCAATGGCGGCCTCCTTGCTTGCGTATATTAGATAGAGCATTAGAATATTGAGTAATGACTGTTAATGTTGGTTTCGAGAGCCGTGCGGTTGTCTGTTTGGTCAGAACTATAAACAAGAATTTCACGAATACGTCCGTTAAATTGACCGCTTGCACTTACCGTCCTTAGAATACCAATTGCAATTTGGTCTATATCGCTACCCGCAAAATTATCTCCGTAATCATTAGTTGTAGTAGTAACAGCACTGCCATTAGCACCTACACTTGTTGAAGTAGCCCCAGTGGTTACAGAAAAGGTAAGGCGGTCAGCACCAGAAACACTATCACTTACGGTTACAGAAGATGTATTCCTTGGGTTAGCAACAGATGTACTAGCACCTTCTTGAATACCAAAATATTTAGCTCCTGACGAACTGTTTGACGGGGATACAACATATCCAGTAGCATCTCTAACGCTAACAGCAAACATTGAAATAGAACCTTCTAGCCCTGATACTGAAGAGGCTGTTAAAAAGTCACCGCCATCGAAGTCAAGCCCAGCAATACTGCTGTCAACAACTAATGCACCAGCATTAACAATTTTAGGTTGGTTCCCAGCCGTTGCTTGCACGGCATCATTGCCATTGCCTGACTGGTCATACCAAGTCTCTACAAAGCCGTCCACTTGGTCAAATCCTGGGTCTACACCAGATGGTAGGTCAATGCTGTAGACTTCACCCATATTAGCTTCAATGGCTGTGCGGTTGTCTGTTTGGTTGGAATTATAAATAATAATCTCATTC